ATGTTATTCCTGCAATTGCAGTACCAAAAGGAACTATGATCCTTAATGCTGGTATTGAAGTTGACACAGCAATTACATCTGCTTCAGCTTTGACTCTTGACCTTGGTACAGGTGTTGATGCTGACGTATTTGCAGATGGCTTTGATGGCACATCTGCAGCAGGTGTACTGTCGCAAAACCCAGCCGCATATCAGCCAGTAATGGCTGTAGCTGACGACAACATTGATGTAACTATTGCTACATTGACAGGTACGTTGTCAACAGGTAAAATGCGTGTATGGGCAGTTCTTATGGATTGCACAGATGTAGGTGATCTGTCTGCTCAAGAAGTAGATCGTGATACGCTTGCATAACTAAATAATGTAGGGGCTGCTTTCGGGTGGCCCTTACACTTATCTAATAGAGATTCTTATGGCTACTTTCATCAACCTGACAAACGAACTGTTACGTAGACTTAATGAAGTTCAGATCACAGAGTCTGAGTTTACTTCAGTTAAGAACGTGCAAGCTCTCGCTAAAGATTCTATCAACTCATCTATAAGACAGATGTTACAGGACGCACAAGAGTGGCCCTTTACGTTGACTACAACAACACAAACACTTACGGCAGGAACAGGAGCGTATGACTTCCCTGCAGATTATTCCAAAGCAGATTGGGATACATTTTACATTAGGCAGTTATCCTCTGAGAATAACACACCTAAAAAACTTTCTCTTATTACATTTGATCAATACATATCTACATTTAAATCTTTAGAAGACTTGGGCGGTGAGGGTGCAAGAAGTGACCCTGACTACGTGTACATGACGCAAGAAGAGAAGTTTGGCGTAACTCCTATCCCAAATGCAGCATACGTTATTGAGTATAGATATTGGAAGTACCCTGCTGACTTAACTGCTAGTAGTGATACTGCATTAGTACCAGATCGTTTCAAACACGTTATTATAGATGGTGCTATGATGTACATGATGATGTTTAGATCTAATGAACAGAGTGCAGCTATGCACGAAAAAAAGTTTACAGATGGTATTGCTATGATGCGTAGACTTATAATAGATCACCCTGTAAACGTAAGGTCTACTGTAATCCAACGCCCTGTGAGTAACATGCAACTTAACACCGCTACGGTTGGACCAGGTGCAGTATCTGATGGATTCTAACAATGTCTGACGCATTACAAACATATGTGTCTGTTATGGCTGGTGGACTTGTAACTAACGTTGATCCACTTACACAGTCAAACAACTTCTCAGGTAGTGCGGTACGTCTTGTAAACATGGAGCCTTCACTTGAGGGTGGATATAGACGCATAAGTGGTTTTGAAAACTCTTATGGTACACTTCCCGGTACAGGTAAAGTATTAGGACTTTCTGTCAACGGTGATATTAATCAGGGTGTACTTGGGTGTAGAGCACCTTCTTCTGGTAGCAACTATCTGCATTGGTATAATCACTACTATGATGTACCATTAGGTACAGGAGAAGGTTCAGGTTTTACTGTTGGTGAAACTGTTACAGGGGCTGGGGTTACAGCATCAGGTACAGTAATATCTAAAACTGCAGATGCTATTGTAGTAAACTTTGGAAGATTACCAGACAATGTATTTGCTACAGGTAACGTACTTACAGGTGGTACATCTAGTGCAACAGGTACAGTATCAAGTACTCCTACTGTAATAGGTTGGACTGCAGTTACTACAGCAGGTAGCCCTACAATGACAGGGGTTGACGTAGTAAGGTTTGAACGTTATAATTGGACAGAAGAAATCTTACTACTAACTGATGGTGTTAATCCTGCAGCTAAGTATAACGGTACAACATATACGCAGATTACCCATGCAAATGCACCAACAGATCCTAAGTTTGCTAGTGCCTTTGCAAATCACCTTTGGTTAGCTGGCGATCCTACAGAACCCTTTAACATCTATTTTTCTGCTCCTAATGCAGATACAGACTTTGATCCAGCAAACGGTGCAGGTGTAATCAACATAGGCTTTACTGTAACTCAGTTAAAATCTTTTCGTAACCAACTTTATGTATTTGGTCAGAACCAGATTAAACGCATTATAGGTGATAACTATTCTAACTTTACAGTAGAAAACGTAACGAATGACTTGGGTTGTGTTGCACCTGATACTGTGGTAGAGTTTGGTGGTGACATTATCTTCTTAGGGCCAGATGGTATTCGTCCTATTTCAGGTACATCACGTATTGGTGACGTTGAACTTGAAACTGTTTCTCGTGAAATACAAAAGACATTTGAGAACTACACAGCTAACGAGGACGTAACTAAACTTAAAGCTCTTGTAATACGAAGAAAGTCACAGTTTAGGTTGTTCTTTGAAGCTAACACTTCTTTGTCACTACTGGCAGCTATACGTAAAGGCCCAACTGCACAGTCTACGTTTGAATATAGTCAGCTTGTAGGTGTTGAAGCAACATCAGTAGCTAGTGGTTACATAGGTCAGTTTGAGTTTGTATTACATGGAGACAGTACGGGTAAGGTGCATAAGCAAGAAGAAGGTGATTCATTTGCTGGCTCTGAAATCTTTAGTGTGTACCAAACTCCGTATTACTTTATGGGTGACCCAGAAGTTCGTAAGATATTTTATAAAGTTAAGACCTTTCTTAAAACTGAAGGCGAAGCCTTAATTAACGTAGGTATAGACTTTAACTTTGGTGACTCTGAGATAGTTACACCAGAAAACTTTTCATTGACAACTGCAGGTGCAGCTTCTTTGTTTGATAACGCATCTACAATCTATGATACAACAGACATATATGATGGTAACCCATCACCAACAAGATCAACGAATATAAGTGGATCAGGGGATTCTATTTCGGTATCTTACGTTACCAATAGTACAAGCCCAAGTCATACAATACAGGCCGTATCCATACTGTATGGCACAGGCGACAGGAGATAAAAAGTGGCAGGTTATACAAGACAATCTTCAGCAGACATTGTGGCAACAGCCGTTGTACGGGCTAACCCGTTAAACCTAGAGTTTGACCAAGTACTTGCTGCGTTTAATGCTTCAACTGGACACAAGCACGATGGTACTGCAGCAGAGGGCGCATACGTACCACTTATTGCTGATTCAGATGCGCTTAATAAAGTAGTTATAGATACATCAAATAATCGTGTTGGTGTATTTGTAGAGGTATCTGCTGCAGCCGTAGAACAAGTTAGATTCCAAGATGGTCTTATCACTCCTGTCACAGATAACGATATTGATCTTGGTACATCTAGCGTAGAATTTAAAAACTTGTACCTAGATGGCACTGCTACTATTGATACCCTGCAAGTTGATGAGAATGCTACGATTACAGGCAACCTTACAGTAAATGGTAATGCTACTTTAGGTAATGCTGCTACTGACACTGTAACCTTTACTGCTGATATTGCTTCTGCACTTCTTCCTTCTGCTGACGATACATACGACTTAGGTGCTACAGGCTCTGAGTGGCGTAATCTTTACATTGATGGTATTGCTAACATTGATAGCCTTGTAGCTGACACTGCAGATATTAACGGTGGTACAATTGATGCTGCTACCATTGGTGGAACAACTGCTGCTGCTGGTACGTTTACAACCCTTACAGCTACAGGTACATCTACACTTACTACTGTTGATATTAATGGTGGTGCTATAGATAACACAGTTATTGGTGGTACTACTGCAGCAGCCATCACAGGTACAACCATTACAGGTACATCTCTTGTAGGTCCACTTACAGGAAACGTGACAGGCAACGTAACAGGAAATCTCACAGGTAACGTTACGGGCAATGTCACTGGTAATGTAACAGGAAACTTAACGGGTGACGTTACAGGTAATCTTGTAGGTACAACTTCAACAGCTAAAAACCTTAACCCTGCATCTGATAGCTTATATAATTTAGGTACTACTTCTATTCGTTGGGCAAATATCTATGGTGATGCTGCCAACATTACTGCAATTACAGGTGCTCTGACAGGTAACGTCACTGGTAACGTAACAGGTAATGTTACTGGCAATGTTACGGGTAACGTGACGGGAGACTTGACAGGAGATGTCACAGGGGATGTAACTGGCAACCTAACAGGTAATGTCACAGGGAATGTAACTGGAAACGTAACTGGTAATGTAACAGGAGATCTGACAGGAGATGTTACGGGTAATGTAACTGGCAACCTTACGGGTAATGTAACTTCTACGGGTGCAAACTCTTTTGGTTCTATTACTGTATCAGGTGCAGCTACCTTTAATGGTAACACTACTATTGGTAATGCAGCTACAGATACTGTTACAATTACAGCAGATGTAGCCTCTAATCTCATACCAAGTGCAGACAGTACATATAGTTTAGGTGACAGTTCTAACTATTGGTCACATGGATACATTGACGCAATTACTACAACAGGTAACGTTATTGTAGGCGGTGACTTAACTGTAAACGGAACAACTACTACAATTAGCACAACCAACACTGTCGTTGCTGATTTGTTAATGGAACTAGGTAATGGTACTACAGGTACACCTTCTAATGATGCTGGTATTGTTATTGAACGTGGTACATCTGATAATGCCTTTATTGGTTGGGATGAAAGTGCAGATAAGTTTACTGTAGGTACAGGATCATTTACGGGTGCATCTACAGGCGATCTTACAATTACTACAGGTACACTTGTAGCTAACATTGAAGGGAATGTCACAGGTAACGTAACAGGTAATGTTACTGGTGATCTAACAGGTAATGCAGATACTGCAACTGCACTACAAACGGCTCGTACTATTGGTGGCGTTAGCTTTGACGGTACAGCTAATATAAACTTGCCCGGTGTTAATACAGCAGGTAATCAGGATACCTCTGGTAATGCTGCGACAGCTACTGCTTTAGAAACTGCACGTACAATTGCTGGTCAGTCTTTTGATGGTACAGCTAACATCAGTATTGCACCTACGGATCTTACAGGTGTAACTGCTACTGCTACTGAAATAAACATCATGGATGGTGATACAGCAGCTACGGCTACTACCCTTGCAGATGCAGATAGAGTTGTAGTTAATGATGCTGGCACTATGAAGCAGGTAGCACTTACTGACTTTGAGACATACTTTGAGAGTGCACTAGATACACTGAGCAATGTGACTACAGTAGGTGCTCTTGATAGTGGTAGCATTACAAGTAACTTTGGTTCTATTAATAATGGATCGAGTGCTATCACCACTACAGGTACAATTACATTTGGTACTCTGTCAGATGGTACAGACAGTGTAACTGATATTGTAACCAGTGTAGGTACAGGATCTACTAACTCTGAGCTACCAACTGCAGCAGCCGTAGAGTCACGTATCCAAGCAGTTAATGGAGTATCTAACAACGTAACTGGTCTGACAGCTACAGGTGCTGAACTTAATGCTGTAGCAGATGTATCAGCTATTACGATTGACACAAGTACTGCTATCGCTAACAACGATGGCATTGCAGTGTTTGACTCTTCTGCATCAGCTATTGGTTACTTTGATGTAGACTTACTTGACACATACTTCTCAGGTACGACTAAGACACTTACTAATAAGACACTGACAAGCCCAACTGTATCTGGTTTGTATTTAAGTGACTCAGGGTTTAGTGTTGAAGGTTCTAGTGCAGATGCTAACGAAACTACAGTATCCTTTACAAACCCAACAGCAGATCGTACAATTACATTCCCTGATGCTACAGGTAACGTAGCTGTATTTACTACTGCACCTACTGCAGCTATCACTGATGGTACAAGTGGGCAGGTACTAACTACAAATGGCTCTGGGGTGTTGAGTTTTGTGGACATGGCTTCTGGCGCTGACCTTTATGCTGCTAACGAAAGTTCTCCCACTGCACAGCCAAGTGCGACAGGTGCCAATGCAATAGCTATTGGGGATAGTGCTGTTGCTAACAATACTCAAAACTTTGCAATTGGGTATAGCGCAGATGCGATAACAGGAACTTACAATGGCGCTATTGGCACTAATGCAACGGCAAATGCATCTTATTATGCAATAGCAATAGGTTCTGATGCGGGAGGCAACGGCTCAATTGCAGGGGGTAATGGTTCATTTGCTACATCAGGCGGTGTTACTGCTGGAAATCAGGCGCAATCATTAGGTAAGGCTTACGCCTCTGGCACAGACAGCTTTGCTGCAGCTATAGGAAACAATACATCAAGCTATGGTGCTACAAATACTAGAAGTATTGCACTAGGGTATAATAATAGGGCTTCGGGGTATGAAAGTTCTGTAATAGGAGGTAACGGTAACTCAGTTACTACCTCAAGAAGTTTTATTGGTGGAGGGCTTAGTAATACTGTTAGTGCAAACAATGGTGCTATAATTGGTGGTGAAAACAATACTATTAATAGTGGTGGTTTGTATTCTGTAATTATAGGTGGTGAACGAAATGAAACTAGTCAGCAATATACAGTTGCATCTGGGTTAAGAGCTAAAGCAACTATACGGGGGCAATGGGCGCATGCTTCTGGTTTATTTGCCAATACAGGCGATGCCCAAGCATCTATGTATGTTTTAAGAAGTGATACAACAGATGCAACCCCTGAAGCACTTACTGCAACTAATGGTACAGCAGGAACTACTAACCAAATTATTTTACAAAATGAATCTGCCATGACCTTTACAGGCACAGTGGTTGTACGTGAAGATGCAACGGATGGTGATGACTATGCAGGTTGGGAGATCAAAGGTGTAATAATGCGACAGGGTACGGCTGCTGATACTACACTTGGAGTTGGCATAGTAAATAGTTTGTACCATACAGCAGGACTAGCAAGTGCATCCGTAGCACTTTCAGCAGATACCACAAACGGTGGACTTAAAATAGAAGTAACTGGTATTGCAGCTACAAACCTTAATTGGGTTGCTACAGTTCATACAAGTGAGGTTGTAAACGCATAATGGGTAAAATCGAGATAGATCACACAGGCTCTGGTGGGGGCATTACTCTAAGCTCTGACGGTACTAGCCTCTTACTTGGGGGTACAGCGGTTGGTGGTTCTGCTTTAGAGCTTTATGCTGAAAATCCTTCTACGCCAACGACTCCCCTTGCTGGCGGCACAAATGGCGTTGCGATAGGTAGTGGGTCTAATGCTGGTGGGTCTGGTGCTATAGCTATTGGTGTTGGCAGTGCCGCTGGTGATGGTGCTTTCTGTGCAATCAATGGGGGCGGTAATACTGCCTATGGTGCTGTTGGAAATAGATCAATTGCTATGGGTGAAGCTGCTCGTTCGCAAGGTCAGGACAGTGTTGCAATTGGTGAAAACAGTTTAGCATCTGCAGCAGATAGTTTTGCGATTGGATATAACACGGACGCTACTGGTACTAACGCCGCTGCTTTTGGTTATAACGCACAAGCAGCAGGGATAGACTCTATTGCACTAGGTAATTCAAGGGCTGGTGGAACAGACAGTTTTGCTGCTGTTATTGACAACAACACCTCTAGCTATGGTGCTACTAGTTCTAATAGTATTGCGCTGGGGTGGCGAGCAAAGGCAAGTGGAACTTTTGGAACATCAATAGGGTATCAAACTCAAGCAACAGCAGGAAACTCTGTAGCTGTTGGTAGATCATGCGTAGCATCTGGAAGTCAATCTACGGCGTT